ATGCAGGTTAAAATCTTATCGTCTAGCAGAGTCACACATGTTAACCCACTAAAAGTTGACGCTATCCACTGCCTTCAGGCCCATCGCTAATCCGATGGGTTTTTGCTATACTGTGAGCGAAGGCCAACCACTTTTAGATTATTCCACTTGTTTACATCATAAGTATTACGGCCTTCGGCACGTCGCAAACGCGGCGTGTTTTTGGTATACTGCCTATGGAGGCCCACTTCTTTTAGAGTTGATTTCATTTGCTTACACTATGCATTATGGCCTCTAGCACGCCACCCATACGGCGTGCTTTTTTGGTGCTTTTAAATGTACTTTCAACATTTGTGTTTGCTATACTATTTATGGAGGCAGCCTCTATTGTGGCGAAATTCATTACTTACATCTCTTAGCTTAATCTGTCTCCAGCGCGTCCCTCATCAGACGCGCTTTTTTGTGCTACACTTTCCTTGGAGTGTCCCTATAAAAAATCTGATGCTATTGGGGCAATTTGTCTACACTCCAGAGCGTGCTTTCGTCCAGCACGCTTTTTGTTTACCCAAATGCGACATTCCATAGCAACCTTAAAATCCAGCAGCCAACAAGTACCAAGATTGCTGTCGTGAATGCACAGCCCACGAAACAGCCACCAAAAATTCCGACCTGTGCAATCATTTCTGGCTTTGATTGATGGTCATTAATCATTCACTTTCCTCTTTTCCAGTTAGCCCACATCCACATTGCAGCACCTGCGATGAGCAAGATAACGGCAATCATCATTTCTGCTTATTTACCCAATGAAGGAATGCCAGCAGAATTGCCGCAAGGACACCACATATGATGATCAAATTCATGTTCAGCGCTGATGGAGACGCGTTCCATATGTTGTTTATCATCTGTTTCATAGCTTTACTACCTCCCCTGTTTCCTCAACGCGCCAGACACCTAGCACCCATGCACGGGCAAAAGTATCAAAACTATCCTTAGCATCGCTGAACCAATCTTGCACGCTTTCCCATTTAGTACCATCTAGGCTCGCTGATGTACCCTCATCAAACGCCTGAAATAGGTCTCCATGATCATGCTTCCACATCTTTAGGTATTTTCCAATCAGTTCTGGAATCACCGGCAGATCATCTGGCAAGGCTGCATCATAGCGCTGCATGTATTCAGCTACCTGTTCACCACCGAAAATAATGTTTGGGGTATTGAAATTGCGTAATACATAATCGCCAAAATAAAGTAACACGTCCCGCTTCGTCTCACTGCTCATCGTTTTTCTCCCTTTTGATCCTCACGAACCCCGCAGCTTTCAGAATGCGAATGCGATCGGCGTCAGTGATGGTTCCTGGGTCTACGTGATCCATGGTGACTTTCCAAAGTACCGCGTCTGATGTAGGCTTGTACATCAGTTAAACTGAATCAGGGTTTATCCAATCGCCATTTTCAAGCTCAACGAATGTCATCGTCAGCCACCTCTTCTTTCTCGCAGTCTTGCAAGCCGTAATGCTCGATCTCTGCTTCGGTGAAAAGAAATAGGTTTTTGCTCATATTGGAATCAACGTCTTTCGCTGGAAATGGTCTCCAATTGTTGTGAAGTCCTCGCTTAGACTCAGGAGAATACTTCTGAAAATGCCAGCCTTCTGCGTATGGTACCTTGACGTTGTATTTCTTCTCCTTTTCCACGGTGTAGCCGTTGACAAATGCCTCCATCAGTAGTTTCTCATGGTCGGAATTGCCAGTAATATAATCTGCCGGAAATTTATTGTCGTGCGCATCTTCAACGATTTGGGCTTGCTCTTTGGTTAGAACTACCTTTTCAGGCTCCTCAATCAAAGTGACAACGTGGCCACCATGATCACGAACCACATTTTTGGTATATCTCTCGTCATCTGTTGCCGAGCAAGATGCGAAGTCTGATTCAAAGAAGCCATCTCGATCTGCAAAATTCCAGTATTTCCCTTCATCGTTCTTAACCGCGTACAGCTTTGCTTCGCTCATTTTTTTCCTCCTGTTTGACTGGCACCAGTTTGTAGTCCATGCCTTCGTACATGACGCCTACGACCTTGCCAGTCTTTTTGCTGATGTAGATGTCATCGAACGTTTCGTCTCCTGTTTTCATTGTCTGATCTCCTATTGTGCGCTTGTAGATTTAACGGCCTGATCAGAATAGTCTTTTATGCTTTGCGCATCGGTAATCGCCTGTGAGAGATCGTTGCTCTTCTGCTTGGCCGCCTCCAATTGTGATGTAAGGTCATTAATGGTCTGCTGCTTAGCGTCCACTTCTGCCTGCTTCTGGGCAACCGCTTGTTGTCCTTCAACAATCTTCTGCTGAATCTGGTAATCTTTACTTTCCATGTCGTTATTGTATTGCTGTTTGAGCGCTGAATATTGTGCCTGTGCATCAGATAGCTGATGTTGCAAGTCGGACAGGCTAGACTGTGAAGCATTGATCTTTGCTGTCAGCTTGTCGATGTTGGCTTTAGTTGCCACAATATTCTGGTGCCCTTGCCATACGTTGTCAGCAATCGTGGTCGCACCCGCTCCAAACATAAGACCTGCTAAAACCGTTACTGTTAATGTCAATTTTTGTTCATGATTTTTCTCCTTGATTTTAAAGCTGTTCTTCCGTGAATATCCCAGTGTGATAGTCATATCTAGCAATCGTGACCGGTATTTTGTACCTGATCATGAACAGCAACATTCGAAGTCTAGCATCGGTGGTCAAAGTCGCGTCTCCGCCTTTAACATCAACAACTTTTGTCAACTCATCACCGTCATAGAAGCAGTAGTCTGGTGTATATATGCGTGCTGGATAGCGTTTGCCATTGATCTTGAATGCCGACAAAATCTCGAAATGTTCCTGCATCGTGATCTTCTGTGGCTTGTTGCGTATCAGCATGTAGTAGGCGCCCTCTGCTTTGCTTGCGAATCGAATGCCATCGATCACAACCGGTTGCGCGTTGTATTTGCCTCTGCGTCTCTTGCGGATAACCATGGCTAACGACTCGCAATCTCTTCACGGCCGTTGTTACGGCTTGGCAACTTGATCTGGAATTCTTTAGCAACTGCCTGAATAAACGGCCGTGATTTTCCAACACGTTTTGCAACCTCTGTTAGTGTTTTGCTCTTGCTTGCCGCCTCAGCAACTTTCGCTGCATACTTCTTACGGTTAGCTTCCCCACGTTTGTTTACAGCCTTAATGCTGCTGATCAGTGCCACTGAAGGCATATCTCGATTATCAGCACCGGCTACCGCACGTTTCTCGACAATCGCTTTCTTTGATACAACGATCAGGTTATTGAACTCTTGTTTCTCGATTTTTGAGAATGCTTCGCTTTCAGAGATGTCTAGAATTGCTGCATTTTCGTAGCGCGTAATCAATTCAGCCTTGAAATCGCGCCACACTTTGTCTCCCTGTTTGTATAAACGTGCTGTTACTTGTGTCATGCTTTCTTCTCTCCTTGCTTATCAGGCCTCAGTTCGTCAAGGCTAACGCCTAGAGCATCCGCAATTCGGATCATCGTTGAAAATGACGGATCTTTGCTTTGACCGGTTTTGATTGAATAAATAGTTGTTGGATTTTTATACCCAGCAACTCTGGAAAGTTTCCTGATACTGTAGCCTTTTTTGTTCATAATTTTTTCGATGATGTACCACATATTGATTCTCCTTCGGGCTAATGTACGATATGTTGTTTTTATCAGTGCACTATCGTATGCTTAACATGTACGAGTGCTAGTACACCCGTAACTATCATGTTAGGAGGCAAATAATATGGCTAATAAAACAACCTCGAGAAAAGCCGCTTCTGCAGCTTCCGCTGTCTTGCGTGATCGTCGCACTAGCAAGACTTCTAAAACGGCCGCTGCCAGCGCATTAGCTCAACGTTCCAAGAAAAAGTAGTCACACAGTCATACTTTAATTACTCCTTTAGGGTCTAAGGTTTCCCTGAGGGAGATTTTATTTACTAACAACGAAAGGAAATTGAAAATCATGAAACTCAATCCAGACTGTTTACGTGATGTGCTTTTAGTTGTGGAAACCAATGCCTCTACCAGCCAATGGGTAGAAGCAAAAACACTTTTAGCTGATCCTAGAATGAGCTCTTATTCTTACGAAGAGATCGCTTACCATGTACGCCAAGCAAATTGGGCAGGACTTTTAGCTGAAGTTAACTGGTTTATGGACGAAGGGTTTCTAATCAAAGACTTGACGCCTAGTGGGCACCAGTTCTTGGCGGACATTCGTGAAGACACCAACTGGAATAAAGTGAAGTCTGTTTTGAAAAAAGTTGGTTCGTTTTCAATTTCTGCGATTACTCAGGCTGCTGCTGGCGTGGTTCAGGCTGATATACAGAAACATCTAGGCCTCTGACAGGAACTAACCACTTCATTTCAACCTCTACAGGGTCATTCGCCTCAGCTTTGAAGTGGATCTTTTCAACCTGTCCAACCTCAATGCCATTCACAAAAACTTTGCCGTTTTGAATTCGTAGGCTATTCATTTCGAGTCCTCTTTCTTTCCAAGTGCCTTTAACTGCTCCATCTGCTCGGCTAGTTTAGCTCTGTCTTCCTCAGATACTTTTTTATGCTTGGGCTTGTAACCATCCTGCGCCCAGACTGGTAGTTCCTCATTCCGAACTGGCTTGCCGTAACGGCGCTGAGGCTGATTCGTTTTGCGTTCACTATCGTTTGCTTCGACAGCAGCAGCCGTGAGAAGACGCTTGCTCTCCCAGTTTTTCAAGATGCCGTTGACGTACTTGTAGTTTCTAACATTGCTTTCAACTGCAGTCCTTAGCGCCTTTAGAACTAGCTTCTCAGGTTCAGGTGATCCTGCTTTTCGCATGTCATCAACCCAATCAACAAGGCTTTCTCTGGTGAACGGTGATAGTTGTCCAAACCCATTGCCTTCCCAGAAATTGCAAATATCAAGAATTGATGATGACGACGATGACGGTTCTTCAGTAGGCCTCTCTGCTGCCTTTACTGGAGCAGTAGTCTGTTGTCGTTTAGTTTTGTCTAGTTTAGTCTCGTCTTGTTTAGTGTATGTGCTACTGTGTTGCCTACTAGGTTGTAAACTACCTTGTAAACTGTGTTGCCTACTAGGTTGCCTACTGTGTTGCCTACTATTTGACACACTGTCATCAGCTTGACTACTAGGTTGCCTACTATATGACGTACTAAGTTTTCGTGAAATATCGATGACTGAGTAGGTCGTTGCCTTAACACCGTTAGTTTGAAAATCTATCAGCCCTGACTGCTTTAGCGCGTTGCGGGCTTTGACGATGCCCTGACGGCTTAAACCAGTCAACGTTTCGAGTGTTCGATTCGGCATATTGAATTCGCTTGGCCAGCCTAGCTGGTTACATTGGTAAACCAGCCCATGCCATAATGCTATCTGTCCTGTGCTTAGCGGATTAACGCTTTGCTGAATGTAGAACTCTCGAATTAGCTTGAATAAATCCATGCGGTGAGTCACCTCCTACTCGACTAGCTCATCCATGCTGATAATTGTGGCGACTCGTTTAGTTGCCTTGCAGTAATCACAGGCCTCACATCGATGTGGCCGCACCTGACCGGATTTAACCGCCTCAACGTGTTCGGTGCTGTCCTGGATCTCTTCCAGTGCCTCGTCCATACGGTACTGTGGCACTTCGATGACGGCATGGTCGGGTACATCTTCCTTGGTCACGGCAATGATGAATGCTCGTGGTCGCGTTCCGTAATTTTGGTAAATCAGCTCCTGATAAACCGCCATCTGAAGCTGATAGTTATAGGCATCAACGAAACTGGTTGGCTGACGTTCTCCTGGTTTCCAATACTTCTTGTGAAGCGACTGTGTGGTCTTCAGATCCAAAAAGAATGACTTTGTGGAGTCGAAGCAGTCCAGCTTGCCCATCCACTCGACCCCAAACAGATCACCGGTAAGGATCTCTTCTTTTTCACCCTGATAAAGTCGTTGAACATTCTCATCAGCTTCAAGCGTGGCAATCATCGCATCAGCTTGTTTATACGGGGCTTTCAGTTGTCCTTTTGATGATCCACGAGTTGAGAACATCTCTGGGTGTCCTTTGATAAAAGACTCATGAGCTTGCTTGGATTCGAAATAGCTGTGTAGATAGTTTCCAACCAGCAAGGCAGTCGGATCACCTCTTGGCGTCCATTTACCTTGCAACTCGGCCATCGCTTCTGCTTCGCATGTCAGAAATTTCTTAAACCAGGTAGCAGACTGATATTTGAAACTGGTATCCAGCGAGTAATAATTATCCTTGTTGACCGTCAAAGATTTCTGGTTGTTTTCCTGCATTTGGGTCGTGGGTAATGTCTGGCTTAAGAGCATCTGGCTTCACCTCCGATTTTGTGACGGGTTCAGCGGGAGCGTTAAGTGCCTCCTCGATCGAGTTAGGATCTTCGGGGGTAACATCCCTCAGTTCTGGATCAGCTTCGACTGGTTTTTCATCGGCACTGACCGCGCTTTGCATGTCGGTTGTCATTGGACCCCACTTAGTCAGCAGCGATTTGATTACCGTCTTCAGGGCCATAGCTTCGTAGTTGTCTTTCCAAACGCCCTTGGGCTCCGCGCCACCGCCAGATTTGCTGAAACGCTTGCGATGATCATCGACTTGCTGATATGTCCAATAGACCATCTTTTCAAAACCGTTAGTCAGTTTGAACGATGCGGCATAGCCAACCGGTTTTTCGCTTGCTTCGCGATCGTGGAAGTTCGGCGTGTACTCAAGTTCCTCCGTTAGTGGGTTCCAACTCTTGAACTCATCTTCATAAATTGGTAAAGCAGTCAGGCGCTGATATCGTCCTGATCGTTGAGCTAATTGGATATAGCCTTTATAACCAATCTGTGGCTGCGCCTGGTTCTTGTATGGAACGATGTAGACAAAACCCAGGTTCGGGTTAACCGGAAGATCAAGCGTTG